CAGGGACTATCCAATCAGGATAAGAGCTACGATCCATAGCGAAAGCAAGTGAAGTTCCTTCATCCATACCAGCTCTGCGACAAGCTTTATAAACTTCATTGGCAGCAATAGCCCAAAAATCAAGCTTTGTTAAAGGCGTTTCTTTTGTAGTCCTGCGCCGTTTAGGACGCTTGACTGGCTTCTTACTTACGCGCTTTCGCGTTGCCATTTCTGACCCCTCTCGCTAGGGCCAATTCTAACTGACTCTCCATTTTATCAAGGCGCGACACTATTGGAATATTCTCCAATTTAATTATGTAGCGAAGGCCAGCAATCAGTAAGGCAATAGATCCTAATACTGAGGCTACTAGGGTTGCTAGCTCAGTAGCCGCCATTACTTGATTTTGCCGTAACGCTCGTAGTTAGGGTTTAGCCAGTTAATGATGCTAGGCAAGACTGACACTAGAGCCGCGTTGGCAATTGCATCTGGTTGAAATCCCACCGCCAGATAGGTCGCTAGTGCCGTTGCTAAGAATGTCTTTGCCCAGCTCTCTGCCATTTTCTTTAAGTCGCTCATTAGCTTCTCCTTCGAGGTTAAAATAACTGCCATCTTTGTCTCCCAAAGTTGTGAATGAAATATGGAAATGCGACCGGTGAGGGTTAGCTCCTTTGTAAGCTCTGCGCTTCCATCCAAGTATCGGACTCATAATCTTTCCATCGTAGATTATATATTTAATTCGCTTATCGCCTTTCTTGGCTAACTTGCGAATCTTCTCAACTAGCGCGTAAGCCTCCTCTTTGTGAGCTGATAAATCAGCATCAATATCTAGAGCTCTAACGATTCCATCGACTGGTATGTGGTCAGAATAACCTTTAGCAAGATGCCTAGCGTCAGCAATCCAGCCGTCAGACTTCCTATCGCGATCAGGATAATCGTCATCGATTTGCTCCCGAAGTTGAATACCAGCAGCGCATAATTTAGGCATTGCTTGGTTTGCCTACTGAAAGCCCATCAGGAATCGGCTTGCTATAATTCCATTTAGCAATATAAACAATGCCATCGCCATCATCTACCAAGTAAATACCAAGATCCATAAAGTTATCAGTTATATTGATTTCTGGATACGCTGCAATAATTGCTTCTATTATGTCCATAATTTATGCTCCTAAAAATTGCGCGGTGAAATACACTTCTTCTGTATCTCCATCTGATAAACCAAGAACATTCAAGTTGCCACCGCTACTTTGTAAGCAGACTAATTCAATGTAATCGGTTGCGACTAAATCAAAGACTTGCGACATTGTAAAGGCCATTACATCTGGGTTTCCGCTGGTTACTGTTTGTAAAGTGGCTATGCGATATTGCGTAGTGCCATTTTTCTTAAATGATCCGTATCTAACTCCAGTAGCATTTCCTTGAAATACCACTTTGGCAGTAAATAAATATTTGCCACCTTTACCGCTTGGAATAGTAATTCTGCCAGTATTGGTAACTGTGCTATGGAAAGCATCAGTATCAAACTTTTCGGTATCAAAAGTAATAGTCGTAGAAGTGCCAGTAGTAAGAGTTTTAGAGCCTGAGTTAGTTAATTGGCAACCTACAAAGCCAGAAGCAGCAGGCGCAGCCCATTTTAATCCTGTTGTTTCAGCGCTATCCGCGGTTAAAACTGTTCCATTTGCTCCAACACCCAATCTTGCATCGGCGGTGTCAAAAGTAAATAAATCGCCCTTAGTTGTAAGGGGAGTTTGATCTGCAGTTGTTGCCCATTCAGGAGCAGTTCCACCAGAATTGACTCGCAGGACTTGATTAGCAGTTCCTATTGGCAAAGCAGTATTTACATTGGCAGTTGCTGATCTATAAGCAAGTGCGCCAGTTGTAGTTTGAGGATTAAGGTTTTTAGTTGTGGTATCGATTGATGAGCCAAGCGTTCTAATGGCAGCTGCGCCATCCTTGACTAAATCTGTATCGTCTGGGGTTTCCCAGTTGTAATTCGTTGTATTGGCCATTTAGCTAATAACTCCTATCGCATCTTGCCATTCTAAGGTATTGAGCACACTATTCCAGCTTTCTGCTGCATTGACCTGAGCCCATTGTTGAGCAAAGGCCGAGAACTCTGTTGGGGTAGCCAAGAAGGTAACTGATAGGCCCGAGACCGAGGCGTTAAAAGTCCAGCCCTCAATAAAGCCAGTAAATTCGCCACCTAGGATATTAAGGGGCAGATTGGTAATTCTGACTGGCTGGCCCATAAATATATTAAGTAGGGCGTCTCTATCAGCATTATCTATCTCGGGCGATTGCAGGGCAAAGGTAATGGATTGAAAGGTATTTCGAGGCCAAGCCCTTAGACCAATCAAGCGATCTGCTACATCCTCGACATCAGCCGCGTTTTTTAGATAGCTATTAAATTGCTCGGCAAATAGGCCGTATTCGGCTTGAGAGTCTAAATCCTGAGCAGTATAGGAGCTATTGAAATTGTTGCCGTAGTCCATAATTATCTTATTGCTTAAATCGCCTTGGCGCTGAATTACGCCAATGCCAGAAGCGATGGCGTGAGAAGCGTCTAAGTCTGTATAACCATTGGCTATTAAATAATCTTGGCGGTGGCTGGCATCGGCGTAGTTAATATTGCCGTTGGCATCTTCATACATATAACCAAGGGCAGAGCTAGCAATTTGATTGATGATTGGGTAAATGATGCTATCCGTAATCTGACGGCTAACCATCGTATATTCGCCAGCATCAATTTCGCCAAGGCCAACATCTCCAGCATTAGACCAAATCTCAGTAGCAGGTTCATAGGTTGCCCAAGTCTCGGCTGGTGGCAATTCATTCCAGCTGGCCAGCAATAAATCATCTAGCAAATCTGTAATCTGCGCGCCATCTAAACCTTGGGCGAGGTTGCCATCAAATATTGCTCTTTGGGTTTTAGCCAATGCTCCAATGGCGGTAATTCTTAGGCTAGTAATTACTGCGCTAGATCCTGCGCTTCGGACTATTTGTCTTAAGTCTGAAATGCGACCGCCAAAAATGGCCACATAAGCGCCAGTCGTATCTTTGACTTCAATAGTTACTGCGGTATTAATACTAAAATCATAATTAGTGCCATCGGTATTTATTACTTCTAGTGAGCAATACCCTGCTGGAGTAGGTGAGTTAATATCCTGACGGCCAGAGGTAATAGTTAGGTTGCTTAAAGTAACCGAGGTTAATTCGCTGCCATTGACCAGAATCTTCCAATCGGGAGTCCAAAGGGTCATAGGATTTGAGCCGAAGTCCTAAGATCACCAGCGCCAGTAGTTCCGCGATTAGTGGAGTTGTTAAGCGCCAAGATAACTGCTCTGGTAAATCCTTCTTCATCAATAGCGGATGGAGCATTTACATTAATAGTTACACCAGCGTTATTAGCTGCAACTGTTCCAGCGACATTAAATCCAGATGGAATTGCATTACCACTTGGCACTAGCGTCGATGGGGCGCTTGGAGTCGAAGCCGATGGAGCGCTTGGAGTAGTGGATGGCTTAGGAGCTGCTGGGATGCTTGGGCTTGGAGCAGTAGCAATCTTTGGAAGTGTTGAGCTGCTTGGAGTGCTGGGTGCTGAGAATGATGGCTTAGAAATAGTAGATACATTAGGCAAAAGTGGAACGGCATTATAAGCGCGGATAAGAACATTTATTGCATCGATGGCAAAATTAACTGCGCTTTTAATTCCATTAACTACTGCGCCAATAACATCCAAAATACCACCAGCAACTTTGCCGATAAAGCTAAGTGCTCCGCCAAGGTTATTAATCAATACTGGCACTACAAAATCTTTAATAAAATTATAAAGAATAGTTAATGACTCTTTATTTCTAGCAATAGCATCGGTAACTGGCCTGAGTGCTGCATCCTTAAATTCAATAAATTTAGGAATAACTGTGTTAATAAAATAATCTAAAAGCCTTTGAAGAGTAGGCAATAAAGCCGCTCCTACTGATTCTTTGGCTTCATCAAAGCCCACTTTGAGTCTTGCGATTTGCCCTTCAAAAGTATTAGCTTGGACTGTAGCAGCTCCGCCAAAAGTATTTGCCAATTGCTTGACTGTGCCTTCTAATCCAAGGGTTTTAATTTCGGCAGTTGATAAACCAACACCTAGTCGGCTTAGAGAGCTGGTATTGCCTTCGTATGCTTTACCCAGAGCATTAGATACTGTTTCAACACTTTTGCCAGTAGCAGCTGAAATATCTAAGGCTAGGTTCAATAAATCTTGGGACTTTGTTACTGATCCTGTGGCAGTTGCTAGGCGCTGAAGTGCTGGGCGCAATTGGTCATCAGCAACGCCAGTAGCAAGAGAAGTCTTAAGTATCTGCTCCTCGACTGCTGAAATTTGGTCATCGGTTGCAGCAGTAACATTCTTAAGGGCATTGGCTAAACGAAGCTGGGCAGCCTCATCTTCAATAGCTGCCTTAACGCCATCAACGGCTAGCTTGACTGCATAGGCCGCTGCTGCTGCCGATGCTGCTGCAAAGGCTGCTGCTGCGACTTTGCCGAACTTCTCTAACTTACCGCCAAAGCCTTCAACTTCTTTAGAGCCAGTATCAAGATTTTTCTTGAGGTCAGCGACATCAGCAAGAATCGAGAGTTTAAGTGTTCTACTGCCAGCCATTACTTATCCCACTCTTTCAATATTTTGGAAAATGCTTCTTGCCATTTTTTAATTAATTCAGGCTGAATCTTACGAAGGGTTGGGTAGATAAAGTAGCCAGCATTGCCGCGACCTTTGCTGGGTGTTCTTCTCGGGAACTGACGCAAGCGATTAGATCCAAATTCATAACCTGCCCAGAGTTTTTGTGTGCTACCGCCACCAGAAAAGCGCTGACTAGCAAATCCGTATGAGAATTCTCCGATTTTGGAGCTGGCCGATACTTTGACGCCTGTGGTAATTCTTCGGACGGCTTCTTGGCCAAAGGTTCTAGTAAGTCCATAGGCTTTAATTTCGTTGGCTGCGTAAGTAGCCAGCGCGCTAGATTCTTGTTTAGCTTGGCTAACGGCTTCATCATCCATCGCTTTAAAAGCGGTAATGATTGAGCGGAGCTCGCGTTTGTCGTAACTGATTGGTAACTCATCTGCCACCGCTACGCTCCTTTAAAATATCTATCGCCGTTAAGACTTGATCTATATCAGTCCAGTAAGTCATCGGGATTCCAGTTGCTATTGCAATCTCGACTATTAGTCGGTTGATGCTTCCGGACTCGTAACTTTTGGGCTTTCATCTCCAATCGTCATCTCTTCGACTGTTAGCTCCCAAATCTCCTGAGACTTAGTTGGCTTTCCTGCTGCTTCGCGCTTATATGCAAAGTAAGCAAGATCTAAGAAGTCCGCTTGCTGGTAGGCCGATATATCCTTCATCGAGTAAATCGACTTGCCTGTCTTGCGTTCCCACTTAGCCCACTCTGGCAAGCCAGCCTGATAAGTTGCTGATTCGCCAGAACTATATTTAATTGTTATTGAAATTTTCATAGCTCCCGATGCTCCGATCTATTAGGCAAAGTTCTCCGATGGTGTTCCAACGACTGTCATCGTCCAAGTGTCAGTAAGCGCTCCTGGAGCAGCTCCACCAGCAGTTGGGAAAATTGGCAATACATTGAAAGTAAATACTGCACCAGTTACGGCAGTAAATGAAACTGCTAGTGTGGTGTTAGGGTTTGTTTCAGCATCAGCCCACATTCCCTCAAATAGAGAGCTTGCAACTCCCCAATCTTGTAGCAGTTCAATTGTAAATGTCCATTGCTTATCAACGGACTTATAAGCGCGACCATCAAGGGTCTGATAGGTCTCAATAATTGTGTCGCAGGATAAGACTGCGCTTGTTGCTTGGGCGTCGTAGCTAGCGCTATCGAGTGTAAAGGTTACATCGCGCCCAGTTATTACTGTAGTTGGCATTTGGGTCTCCTATGCGGTTTGCTCGTAGCGGACGCTCAAGCGTATATCTGAAACTAGCAGGGTTGTAGTTCCTACTTCTGTTACCGAAGGTCTTTCGACTATTGATAACTCATACTTGG